ATGCACCTAAAAAAATTTTAGCAAATTTTGAACTTTTTTTTGAAAGTGAGGTGCGGCCCCCCTATTTAAGTGGGGGAGGAAGCATCCCCGAGAGTGAGAGTGTGTGTATAAGATGCTTATGTGATCCTCCCCCGTACAGGAGACGTGACACATTGCGTGCCACACCAACATTATATCCTAACGGCACTTGCATTGCAACCTTTATTATTGTATAATTCAAATATGGCCGAAGATAACACAGATGCACTAAAGCCCTTAACCGGCAAACAAGAACTTTTCTGTCAAGAATTCATTAAAGATCTTAATGCCGTGCAAGCGGCGGTTCGGGCGGGATATCTACCTCAGCATGCAAAAAAGAATGCTTATACTTTTTTGAGGCATGCGGGCATATCAGCGCGAATATCTGAACTAAAGGCCGACTCAATGAAACGTACGAAGATTGAGGCGGATGACATACTGCGCAGACTTATACGTATCGCTGAAAGAACAGAACAAGAGGGCGATTATAATGCTGCCATCCGTTCCCTTGAGCTCCTTGGTAAACACCAGGCTCTATGGACTGATAAAAACATCACGGAGATTACAAATGCATTTGCTACTGGAAACAGTGACGAGGATATCCAACGTGATGTGGAGCGCTTACAAAAAATAGCAGCCCCAAAACTAAAAATAGTTAAAGGAAAATAACAATGGCCAAAGACAAAAAAGTTACTTACAATTATAAACCATTTACAACACGTAAAGGTAAAACAGAAACCATGAGTGTTAAAGATAAAAAGGTTGGTAACAAAAAAGTATCAAAAGTAACATTCGGCGAAAAAGCTGGACCAAAAGGTTTTAAACGTAAAGCAAAAATAGTTGACAAAAAAACCCCAGGAGGTGGAAGATCAACTGCAGTTTATGCATCAGACAGAACAATGAAAGACATAGGACCAGATCAGGCATCAGGTAAAGGTGCTAGAACATTAATAAAAGATTTAAAAAAAGACGCAAGCTCTGTTACTATTGGCAATAAAACTTACGAGACAAAAAACAAAAAAGCCAATCCAAATCTTAGAAAAAGATATAATTATTAAGGAGCAAACATATGGTTGATTCAACAATGAGTAAAATGCAAAAAGGCAAACAGCCTATGCTAACTAAAAAACAAAAAACTTTACCAGAAGGTTTAAAGAAAAAGATAATCGAATCTAAAAAATCTGGCGCAGGCTATTCCGGTACTTATAAATAATTTTTGATAGAACAAAAACCCCCTCCCCCTAAAGAAGACCCGCCCAATGCTCTAGATGAGTTTTGGAAACACTTGGGGTGTGATCCCAAGACGGGCAAACCATACAAAAGGAGAGAAGATGAAGGGTAAATTACTACAACCAAATTTAGATTTATACGATCCATCAAAGCCGATACCGGATTTGTGGAAGCACCTAGCTTTATGGGGGCACCATGCATATGTCATTGTCGAAGGAAGATAGAGACGCAGCAACCAGGCTAGCCATCATAACTGCGCGGGATGATTTACTTGCGTTTATTATGTTGATGAATCCAGGCTTTAGTGTGGGCCCGCATCACCGTGTATTGTGTGATGAGTTAATGAAATTAGAAAAGAATGAGATTGATCGTCTCATGATTTTTATTTCACCTCGTGCATCTAAATCTTTAATTACTTCTACATATTTTCCAGCGTGGGCTTTAGGACGTAACCCATACTGGCAAGAGATTGCTGTATCTCACAGTGATGATCTTGCAACTCGTTTTGGTAGATCTATTCGTGATATCATAACTTCAACTGCATATCAATCTATCTTTCCTAAAATAAATATTCGTAAAGACAACCGCTCGGCAAACAGTTGGGCATTAGAACATAACAAGAATCAAGCTGGTTCGTTTCTCGCGGCCGGTTCTGGATCTGGTATTGCAGGTTTTGGTGCCCATCTAGCTATAATTGATGACCCTATATCAGAGCAAGATGCTTATTCAAAGACTCGAAGAGAACATTTGAATAACTGGTACGCTTCAGGATTACGTACAAGGCTTATGCCTGGTGGTAAAATTGTGCTAGTGATGACCAGATGGCATGAAAATGACTTAGCTGGTCATCTTTTAAAGGCTGAAGATAGCGGAGTTATGGCAGATAAGTGGTCTGTTGTCAGTATTCCTGCCCTAAACACTACAGAATCTAGTAAAAAACTTACAAAAGGTAGGACAGATCTTATAGATCAAGGCTATTTAACAGAAGAATACCCTAAAATTAAACGTGGTGAGTCCTTTTGGCCTGCATCTGACCAGAAAGATGGGTTTTGTTGGACTACTGAAGAGCTTGTTCGTACTAAAAACAACACACCTGCCTTTAAATTTGATGCATTGTACATGCAATCTCCTACAAATGAGGAAGGTGGTATCATAAAAGACAAATGGTGGCAAGATTGGGACAAACCTACACCGCCTGAGTGTGAATATATTATACAATCATGGGATACTGCGTTTTCTACACGTACTACAGCCGATTATTCTGCAGTAACTACGTGGGGAATCTTTAATTCTGGCTTTGATATGCCAAATGTAGTACTATTAGGGGCAGAAAGAGGGCGTTGGGACTTCCCAACCTTACGTGAAAAGGTAGTTAGTAAGTTTGATCAGCATGATCCCGATACAGTATTGATTGAGAAGAAAGCATCTGGACAATCTTTGATTCAAGACCTACGTATGACTGGTATTCCTATACAAGATTACCAACCTGATAGGGATAAAGTAGCTAGAACTTATGCTATTACATCATTGTTCCATAACGGTAGAATTTATGCCCCCTTTAACAAAGCATGGGCACGAGAAGTAATGGACGAAGCAAGAACATTCCCGGCAGGGGCACATGATGACTATATGGATACATTAACACAAGCATTATTATGGATTCGTAACGGTGGGTACGTCACACACAAAGATGATACGTGGCTTGACAAAGCGGAAGAAAGTATTTATAATAGAAACCGTAGAGCATTTTATTAACAGGGAGACTTTAAGGAAACAGAATGGCAATCGAAAAAGTTATTACTCCAGATTTGGACACACCTACAGTTGAAATACCAACTGATGAAGATATACAATTAGACGAAGCAGGCAATGCAGAAGTAACATTGCAAGATGATCAAGCTATGGCTGAAGCAGAAGCAATGGGTCTCATGGATGACATGATGATGCCTATGGCAACTGAACACGATGCAAACTTGGTTGAGTTTATGGAAGAGCAAGATATTACAGAACTTGCTAATGAGCTATATGAAGGATATCAAACAGATAAAGAAGCTCGTGGTGAATATGATGAGATTGCAGAAGATGGTGTTAACTTATTAGGATTATCTTATGACGATTCTAGTCAGCCATTTCCTGGTGCATGCGGATCTACACATCCAGTTCTTGCACAATCAGTAGTTAAGTTTCAAGCAAAAGCTTTTAAAGAATTGTTTCCAACAGAAGGTCCAGTTCGTACTAGAATAATGGGAGTGCAGACTGATCAAAAAATGCAACAAGCTAATCGTGTTAGAGATTTCATGAATTGGCAAACACAAATTCAAATGCCAGAGTATGGTCCTGAGCTTGATCGTTTATTATTTCATACAGCTTTGTATGGTTCAGCATTTAAGAAAACTTATTGGGACGCAACTTTAAATAGACCACGTACTGAATACATTAAAGCTCAAGATTTTTATGTAGACTATTATGCATCTAATTTAGAAACAGCAGAACGTTTTACACATAGATATACACTCTCTTCAAACCAAGTTAGAAAATTACAACTGGCTAAATTATTTGCTGATGTAGAATATACAGAAGATGCAGATATTCCAGAGTCAGCAGCAGACGAAGCTGCGAACGAAGCAGTTGGTTTAAGTAGTCCTGGTAACAACAGCGAGCGAGTAGAAATCTTAGAAATGCATGTTGATGCAGATGTTCCTGGTTTTGAAGATCCGACTGGAGTTAAACTTCCTTACATTGTTTACATGACTGCGGATCAAAAAGTTTTATCTATTAGAAGAAACTGGGATGTAGACGATCCATTTAGAAAAAAGAAATTATATTTTACACACTATACTATGATACCTGGTTTAGGTTTCTATGGTTATGGTTATTTACATTTAATTGGTGGTTTAACAAAAACCGCAACTTCATCAATGCGCCAGCTTATAGATGCTGGAACATTCGCAAATTTACCAGGAGGATTCAAAGCTCACGGATTACGTGTCTTAGCACCCGATGAACCTATTGCCCCTGGTGAATGGCGTGAAGTAAATAGTCCGGCTGGTGATCTTGGAAAGTCTCTACAACCTTTGCCATTTAAAGAACCGTCAAGTACATTATTTAACCTAATGCAATATGTAACTAACGCCGCGCGTGAGTTTGCAGATGCCACAGATAATGTGGTAGAATCTGGAAGCAATTACGGACCGGTCGGAACCACTATGGCTTTACTAGAACAGTCTAGTAAATTGTTTGCAGCGGTACATAAACGTATGCATGAAGCACAAACTAAAGATTTAAGAATTCTTGCAAGATTAGATCAAGAGTATTTACCAAATGTATATCCTTATGAAGTTGCAGGCGGGGCACAGCAAGTATTTAGTCAAGACTTTAATCTAAAAAGCATTGATGTAATACCTGTATCTGATCCTAATATGCCTACAGAAGCACATCGTATTGCTAAAATAAATGCAATTATGTCTATAGCACAACAGAATCCTGCACAATATAACATGCAATTAATTAGTCAAGAGTTGTTTTCTGCTATGGGTGTTGAAGATCCTAAAAGATATTTAGCACAATCACAACCTCCATTTACTGGAGACCCTATTACTGAAAATATGATGGCTATGAAAGGTTTACCTTTAAAAGCTAGAATAGATCAAAATCACGATGCTCATATTATTGTACATGGTACTATGTTACAAAATCCAGCATACAATGAAAACAGACAGATGGCACAAATATTAATGGCGCACATTCAAGAACATTTATCTATGAAGTATAGACAAGAAATGGCTCAGATGATTCCTGATCCACAAATGCAACAAATAATTATGTCTAGTCCTATGGAGCAACAGCCTGGTCAACCTGGTCAAATGCCTCCACAACAGCTTCCGCCTGAATTAGAAAATCAAATAGCAATGATGTCAGCTGAAGCTTCAGATAAAGTATTACAACTCGATGAAGAAAAAGCTAAAATCATGGCAGGTGAAAAGAAAGATCCTCAAATTGAATTACAAGAAAAAGATCTTGCTTTACGTGCACAAAAAATGATGAATGATTTAAAAGTTCATGAAGATAAAATGGCTTTAGAAGAAGCACAAACTATTATTCAAGATGAAAACAAAGATGAAGATCGTAAACTAAAAGAAGATAAAATGATGTTAGATCAAATGAATAAAGAAAGTGAAATGAAACAAGAGCTTGTTGAAAAAGCAATGGATGTTGCAACACAAACAGGAGCTAGCGCAATTAAAATTAGCGGAGAGATTTAATGATTTGGATTCTTACTGTAATGATGTGGTACGAGGGGGATCAATACAGAAATACTTATTTACAAGATATTCAATTTATTTCTGAAGATGCTTGTCAACAATATTTATTTGATAATAAAGTTACATTGGTAGACAGTTTACTGTTAAAGTTTAGAAACGTAGATGGAATGTCAATGCAATCATTTGAATATTTTTGTGAAGGTAAATTTGTAGAACTAGATGAAGTATGAAAAGATTAGACGTAGATGAAAACACCGCCATCTCGATGCCAGCGCGCAACCTTATTACTATTATTGGCGCTTGTCTTGTGGGTGCTTGGTTCGGGTTTGGAGTCATTGAGCGACTTAATAGTATAGAGTCAAATATATTATTAATGGAAAAAGATTTAGAAGCTGCAAATAATTTTATAGATGGAGTTCCTAAAGGAAATATGGTTAGTCCGCAAGTCCAGGAGCTTTATATGTTAGTCGAATATTTAGGTGAGAATGTAGAAAAATTAAAAGAACAAATGGAAAGTGAAATACCTATGATTTTAAAAAATGATATGGTTATACAATTCCATGAAGAAAGATTGATGGACCTAGAGGCTAAACAAAATGGAAACCATTAAAGTTGTATTTGCAATACTTATGATACAGAATGGCTCAACAATAGAGATGGTGCCTACAGATGGACTTAGTGATTGTTTAAAACAAAAACGTTTAATTACTAGAAATATCGGAGAAGATCAAGAGGGTATATACATGAGCTGCAAAGAAGTAAAAGCAGAAGTATATGAAGACATGGGTCGATTAAAAATTAAAAAGATTATAGAATGATAACCAGGGCACAAACAAAAATGACAACTAAAAGAAAATCAAAAAGTACAGTAAACAAAGCAGGTAACTATACTAAGCCTGGCTTACGTAAAAAGATATTCAATAGAATTAAAGCTCAAGCATCTCACGGTACGGGAGCTGGACAATGGTCTGCTCGTAAAGCACAAGCTTTAGCTAAAGCTTACAAAAAAGCAGGAGGCGGATACAAAAGCTAATGTTTAAAGTAAAACCTGTTAAAGTAGGAAAAGAATGGATAACATCCACATATAAAAATTTTCCAATAAGTAGATTAAAAGAAATGTATAATGACAAAAAGAAAAGATCCAAAAGTAGGAACAGGTAAAAAACCTAAAGGTTCAGGAAGGAGATTATATACAGATGAAAATCCAAAGGACACTGTACGTATTGCGTTCGCGACTCCGCAAGATGCCAGGAAGACTGTGGCGAAGGTCAAAAAGGTATCTAAACCGTTTGCGCGCAAAATACAAATCTTAACAGTTGGCGAACAACGTGCTAAGGTTATGGGCAAGACACAAGTCGCAAGTATTTTTAAAAAAGGAAAAGAAGCAATAAGGAAAAAACATGGCACTAAAAAAGAGTCAAAAAAGTCTTAAAGACTGGGGTAAACAAAAGTGGCGAACTAAGTCAGGGAAGAAATCTTCTGTGACTGGTGAACGTTATCTACCTGAAAAAGCTATTAAGTCTTTATCTGCTAAAGAATATGCTGCAACTACTGCAGCTAAAAGAAAAGGAACTAAAAAAGGTAAACAGTTTGTTAAACAACCAAAGACTATCGCAAAGAAAACAAGGAGATTCAGATGAGTAAAAAAGATCCAAGACTAGCAAGGGCAGGTGTATCAGGTTTTAATAAACCTAAAAGAACTCCCAGTCATCCAAAAAAATCACATATAGTAGTAGCCAAAGAAGGACCTAAAATAAAAACTATTAGATTTGGTCAACAAGGCAAGAAAGTAGGAACAGTTACAGGCACAGCAGGTGCTCCTAAAAAAGGAGAGTCAGCTCGAATGAAAGCTAAACGTAAATCTTTTAAAGCTAGACACGGTAAAAACATAGCAAAAGGAAAAATGTCAGCAGCCTATTGGGCTGATAAAGTAAAGTGGTAGGAGAGAACCATGGCATATTTAAATCATAACATACCGCCGTTCTCGGCATACATTAAAAACGAATATTTATTTGATCACACAAAGGGGCACGGTGAGCACACGTTCTGTGATGTACATTGTGTAGCTTCATTAGAGCGTAGAGCTTTATTATTTGAATGTTTATTACCTAACGGAGTTAACTGGACACGAAGACCTATACATGCTTTTGTGTGGAAAAAAGATGCCCCTAAACATGAATTGAATATTCATCAATACTGGGATTGTTTTTCTCCTTATGTTAACGTACAACGTAGAAACAGATTAGCAAACTGCAGAGCTGAGTTAGTAGATTGTAAAGGTGTCAAACGTAAAGGCACTTACATGTTTACTATTGACTGGGCATGGGAAGACAAAGCTTCTTTCTTAGATACAAACTTCTCAGAAGATCCAGAACATAAATGTGCTCATATGTTTAGAATGGACGAAGGAAACTTCTTTGCATATCCTAATAATAGAATTATATGGTACGATGATGCATATATGGAAGAGCGAATAAAAGAAAATCCTGGTTACTTAATTGATCAAAACTTTTACACGGTGGAGAATACTCGTGAAGATTCATGGACTGATGATTCTTACATGACACAATTTGAACGTGAAAAGTGAAAATATTCTTTGACCACATTGCTGGTAAACTAACTAATTACGATTTAATATATTCTTTAATATTAGCTAAGTTTGATCTAGATGAATATGACTATGCTTTAGATAACGGATGGATTCCTTTATCCTGGTATCATACTAAACTAGATGGACAGACTTGGATTAATGCCAGGGGAGCTAGATTAGATTTAACTAAATTTAAATTAAACAAAAACAAAAGATACAAATTAAAACGCAAAGATATATCTGTAAAAATATTTGATAAATTAACAGATAAACTTGAAGATACATTAGCTGATATCTATAAAAAATATGTTAGATATAAAAACTTTCACGAAACTAATAACGAAGAAGAAAGTGAAGAATTTTACAGAGACGATCCTATAGATTGGAAATACTTTGTATATTACAAAGATAATAAACCAATAGCTTTTACAGAATTGATTACATTTAATAAGCATTTAGTTACAGGACAATTTGCCTGGGACTATGAAGATCCTAAACTAGGCATGGGCTCATTTGCTACACTATATGAAATAAAGTGGGCTTTAGACAATGGCTATAATAAATATTACTTATCTTATGCATATGAGAACAGCAGTTTATATAAATCTAAATATGATGGTTTTGAATTTTGGACAGGCAGAGAATGGTTAAGTAATAAAAAACTATACGAACAGCTTTGTATTAATGACAATAGAATAAAGAACTTTGCAGATCTTAATGACTATCAAGAAACGTATTTTAAGCTACTTGACAATGTAGAATAATTTATGTATAATTAACTTGACCGCCAAATGGGGTCTAAATTTAATTTTGCTTGAAAGGAAATTATTATGATCAAGACACTTAACTTAATGAATTGGGAACCATACAGACCTTTTACTGTTGGATTTGATTCATTCTTAGATAAACTCCAATCCATACAAATGGATGCTCCGAGTTATCCACCTTACAATATCAGAAAAACAGATGACTTTAATTACATTATTGAGTTAGCTTTAGCTGGCTTTGATAAAAAAGATATTGAAGTTACCTATGCTGATAATACATTAACCATTAAATCTAATTATGACTACACCACAACAAAGAATAAAGAGAAAGCTAAAGAACTTACGCACAAAGGTATATCTCAGCGTGCTTTTACTCGCAGCTTCTGCCTTGCTGATGATGTGGTTGTAAATGGAGCAGAACTAGTAAATGGTATGCTTACTATACAACTAGAAAAGATTGTACCAGAGGAAAAGAAACCAAAGACAATTAAGATTAGATAAATTTAACTTGCCCCCCTTACAGGAGAATATATGAACGCAAGTACATTTAAAGAAAAAATTGATAAAGTTTTAACTGAAGCTATCGAAGTAAACCAACAGCAAATAGTTGGTGGAGCTGCAGAAGACTTTGCTACTTACAGATATTTAGTTGGTGTTGGACAGACATTAGCTGATATGAAGGATCGCTTCCATCAAGAATATGTGAAGATGATTAAACAAGAAACAGGAGAATAATATGTCAAAAAAGAAAAATGATTTACCAGTTCCAGCTGGTTTTAGAATATTGCTTAAGCCTAGAGAGCTTCAAGAGAAGACAGCAGGGGGCATTATTTTAGTTGATGAGACTAAGCATCATCAAAAATTAGCTACTAATATATCGCAAGTTATTGCTATGGGGCCTGATTGTTATGAGGATAAGTCCCAAAAATGGTGTGATATAGGAGACTGGGTACTTACTGGCAAGTATGTTGGTAGTAAACTTAGATATGATGAAGAGGATTATGTAATCATTAATGATGATGAAGTAATCGGACTCGTTGCAGATCCAGATAAAATTTCATTAAAATAATTAATAACCCTTGCATTCTGCTACAATATGTTGTAAAATTACAGCATACTAATAAATAGTAGATAGCGTTAAACGTGGGTCGCACCCAAGGAAAGGTCTGATATGATAGACGAACGAATAGAAGATACAGTTGAAGAAGCCGATGAGGTTGTAATTGACTTATCTGAAAATGAAGGAGATACTCCTGAAGAGTCAAATAATACTGAGACTCCAGTCACAGGAATAGAAACCGTAGTTGAAGAAACGGTTGAAACAGAGGAAACAGAAGAAGAAGAAAAATCTGAAGAACCTGAAGAAACCAAAACAGAAACTGAGGAAGAAGATTCTGATGATTCAAAGAAAGTATTTGGCAAGCGCGCTGAAAAACGGATAAAGCGGCTTGTTGCACAAAAGAAGGAACTTGAAGAAAAGTTAAAAGCTGCAGAGCAAGATAAAGCTTCATGGCATTCTCAAGCACGAAAACTCGAAGACAAAAACAAAGACAATGAGTTAAGTGCTATTTCCAATTATATTGATAAATTAGAGAGTCAAGAAAAACAAGCCCTATCTGCTTTGAAGATTGCTAAAGAAAATGGCAACATTGATGAAGAGATTATTGCACAAGATACACTCGCAAGCGTAAAAGCTGAGACTCTTGTAGCTCAACAATACAAAGCTAGAGCACAATCTCAAATTCAAAAACCCAACGAACAATCTTCACCTGATCCAGTTACTGAAACTCCGAGACAACCTAATCAATATGCGCCATCACCTGACCGTAAGGCAGTTGAATGGCAAAAAAGAAATAGATGGTTTGGTGGTACGGACACTTCAGACAGAATCATGTCTCAGGCAGCATTAGTTATTCACAAAGAATTAGTAGATGATGGTATTGTACCTAACGAAGATTCTGATGAATATTATAATGAACTTGATGCTAGAATACGCTCAGAATTTCCTGAGAAATTTAAGCAGAAGAATGTTAATAAGGTTCCAACAGTCGTAGGGGGATCACGTGCAAACCCTGGTAGTTCTAAAGTTAAGTTATCAAAAACAGAAGTTGAGATGGCAAATAGACTTGGAGTAGACCTAAAAGAATATGCACGCCAAAAACAACGCCAGTTAAAGGCGGGAGGATAATATGACAAAAGCAACTCAAAGCAGTCGAAAAAAGACTACACGGGCTTCGACATCTCGTAAAAAAGTTTGGACAGCACCCAGTAAATTAACGGTGGAATCACCACCTGATGGGGTTCATTATCGTTGGGTTAGACATGAATTGTTTAATCAAGCTGATGATGCAAATGTAAATGGTAGAGTCCGACAAGGCTATGAGCCTGTAAGACCAGATGAATTAGGTGAAGATGCCTATCCAGATGTTCTTGATACAGGTAAACACGCAGGCACAGTTCGTTCAGGAGATTTAATTCTGATGAAAGTTCCGCAAGAAATTGCAGACCAAAGAACTGCTCACTATAACTCTCAAGCAGAGTTAATGGGTAAAGCTTACGCGAATGATCTTAAGAATGCAGGTCAAGGTGATATGCGTGGCATGGACGAATCAAAGACTACAGTTACAGGCGGAAGTTCAAAAGAAACTAAGTTCGAAGACTAAATAATTAGACATATCTAGTTATCTAGTTTTCTTTTAATAATAATAATTAATTTTCTAAAGGAGGAAATTATATGGCTGGATATGGTCTATCACCAATAAGACATGCAGCTGGAGGTACAGTACGTTTAAATAACTATACAGATATGAATGGTTATAGAATTGCTGCTACTGCACCATCTGCGTACTTCGAAGGCGACCTTGTTACTTATAGCTCAGGCTTACTAGTAACTGATGTCGGCGCAGCATCTCCGGGTGCGGTTGTCGGTGTTTTCTGGGGAGCAGAATACGAAGATAATTCTACAGGCGATGTAAAATTCGTACGTTCAATTGCGAATGGAACTGTAGCGAAAGCACAATATAAAGCATATGTCTATGACGATCCGTTTACAATCTTTAAGATTCAATCAGATCAAGCAGGCACAGGCTTAACTGCAGCGAACTCAACTGGAAAGCTAGTACAAATTGTAGCTTCACCAACAGGTTCGGCAATAACTCACAAATCAGGACTAGTAGCTGATGCTTCTACAGTAGCAACTACTAACACTTTTCCACTAACTGTTTTAGGTAGTGCAGAAGCTGATGGGACTTATACTGCAACTGGTACTACTATGGATATAGTAGTGAAAATTAACTCACACCAACACCTAAATGGCGCTACTGGCGTTACAGGTATATAATATCTAGGAGGATATAGAATATGGCAATTACAAGAGGTCAAATACTCAAAGAATTAGTACCTGGTTTGAACGCGATTTTCGGAACTGAGTATTCTCGTTACGAAAATGAGCACGCAGTACTGTTCGATGAGGAATCATCAAATAGAGCTTTCGAAGAGGAAGTATTATTCCCAGGTTTTGAGGCAGCTCAAACTAAATTCGAAGGTCAAGCTGTTGCATATGGCAACACTGGTGAGGGGTATGTTTCTCGTTATACTAACGAAACTGTCGCTATGGCATTCTCAATTACTGAGGAAGCTATGGAAGACAATTTGTATGACAAGTTATCTACTCGATTAACAAAAGCATTAGCACGTTCAATGGCTTCTGCTAAACAAACTAAAGCGGCAAACGTCTACAACAGAGCTTTCAACAGCTCTTTCACAGGCGGCGATGGACAAGAGTTAGTATCTAACGCTCACCCATTAGCTTCAGGATCAACAGGTTCTAACAGACCTACAACTTATGCTGACCTTTCAGAGGCTTCTCTTGAAACAGCATTAATTGATATCGCAGGATTTACTGACGATAAAGACATCCCGATTGCGGCTCAAGGTCGTACACTACACATACCAAGACAATTGGTATTCGTAGCTGAAAGACTACTAGCATCTCCATACAGACCAGGATCATCAGACAATGATGTGAATGCAATTAAGTCTACTGGAATGCTTCCAGGTGGATACCATGTGAATCACAGATTTAGTGATCCAGATGCGTTCTTTATTAGAACTGATGTTCCTAACGGAATGAAAATGTTCACTAGAGCACCTATAGCGACTTCTATGGAAGGCGACTTTGAAACTGGAAACGTAAGATACAAATCTAGAGAAAGATATAGCTTTGGCTTTTCTGACTGGAGAGGCGTATACGGAAACGAAGGCGTATAACACACTTTGTAGAGGGGGCAGAAATGTCCCCTTTACTACTTGGATTTAACAAATCTTACTTGACTGGCCAAGCAGACGTTATAGAGACAGTAAGAAAATAACTTGGGACTATACTCCCAGAAGGATTAAAGAATGGCAAATTCAACTTTTAGCGGTCCGATTAGATCGGAAAGCACACTTAAAGCAATAAGTAAAAATGCAACTACAGGAACAATTACTGAGATTGTAACTATGGGTGACGCACCTGTTGCATTAGGCGATGAAGATAAAACTCTTGACGCTGCAACACACAGTGGAAGAACTCTTGTAGTTCCTGCACTAGCAGCTAACAGAACTATCACTCTACCAGCACCAGTTGCTGGACAATGTTATAAACTTATTTATGGCGGCGCAGCAGAAGAAACAGAAAATCTAATTATTTTAACACCAGGTAATACTAATTTTTACATTGGTGGTATTGTTCATTTAGATTCTAACGCAGATAACGTATCTGTTTACTCTGATGGAAACTCTAACTCAAGTTTAACTCTTACAGATAGTGGTTTATTTGAGGTTAATATTATGGCTAAAGATAGCACTAATTATTACATTTGGGGTTATGCAGAAGGCGCAGACGCACCTGCATTCGCAGACCAATAATATAATTAATGGGGGCCTTCGGGCCCTCATATTCTTGATTAAGAAGGGAAGAACAATATGGCAGACACAGTAACAGGTCCAACTATATTACAACAAAATGAAAAAAGAGTTACTATTAAAATAGTAATTCAATCAGATGGTACAGGCGGTACTACAGTATTCGGAGATGTATCAGCAATGGATGCACTTCCAAACGGAACAACTTGCAAAACTTTGAGCATACAAAGATTATGGTTTGCCTGTGATACAGGTGATGGAGGAGATTCATACGCCCGTTTAGATTATGAAGATGATGATGGGGATATTCCTATTGTTGGATTAACTGGAACAGGTTATTGGGACTTCAGAGAATTCGGTGGAATTCCTGCAAACCAATCCTCGAACACAAACCAAGACGATATTAATATAGTTATACCCGGTACAGCAGATGCAGGTAATATGTATACTGTTGTTATGGAATGTACTAAGACATACGTAGAGTAATAAATGAGCGAGCAAACTAACAAAGAAGCGATTATAGAAATTAAAGGCGACCTCAAATTACTTAACCAAAAAATAGATTTAATAAAAGACAATCATTTGGCCCACATGGCTCAAGACATTGATAAACTTTCTAAATTTATTTGGGTAATTGGTGGCACTGTATTTGCACAAATGTGTTATTTGATTGTTCGTACCTTAATATAGGAAGGACAAAATATGGCCACATCAGGCACACAGACATTCAATCTAACGATTGATGATGTAATACAAGAAGCTTATGAAAGACTTGGCGTAAGTTCTAAGGGCGGTTATGATCTAGTTACAGCTAGACGTTCTCTCAACTTATTAATGTTGGAATGGGTTAATGATGGTGTAAATTTATTTACTCTTGATTTAATAGAACACACCATGACCAAAGATCAAGGGCACATTACGTTTAGTTCTAATACATATTCAGATATATTAGATGCAGTTATAACAGATACTAATGCTGACCCAGATTCTGATCAAGAAATAGAACGTATTAGTCTTACTGATTATCTACAACTTCCAACTAAAACAACTTCAGGCAAGCCATCACAATATGCTGTTGAGCGTAATGCTCAATATGATAGTAGTGGTGTAGCTACACACAAAGTTTATTTGTGGCCTGTACCTGATCAAACTTACTACAAATTAAAAGCATGGATGATTAAATATCCAGATGATGTTGCATGGACTAGCACAGCTGGTGGACAAGTAACAGTTCCGTATATTGATTACAGACAAAACGTTCAAATACCAAAACGTATGCTACCTCCTATGATTAGTGGACTGACTCTTAAGTTAGCACACAAACATCCTGGAACTGTAGATGTAAACAGAAGAGCAGAACTTACTGCAGTTTATAAAGACGAATGGGAAAAAGCTAGAGAAGAAGATAGAGAACGTGTAAGCTTTTACGTACAACCGGCGGTATATTACTAA